AGGATCAGGATTGCGGTTCGCTGGTTTGACGGGCTTCTTGAAAGCGATGCCGTTTTCATTCGATCCCGGCGCTGCAACATCCGGTTTATCAATAACGTGGAGTTCAAAGACCGGTGGCTTGAAATCGAACTGGATGAAGGGGTGGCGGTATGAGTGTCACCGTTGAACTTAAGGGCGAAAAGGAATTGCAGCGCGCGCTAAACTTGGCGAGCGTTGAGGCGCAGGCGAGGGTTGGTAAGGCTGTTTTGAAAACGGCTGTCAACCTTCGCACCGACGTTATTAGGCGCATCCAGCGCGGGCCAGCGACAGGCCGCACATACGAACTGACAAACCCAACAAGAACACACCAAGCGTCAGCCAAAGGCGAAGCACCGGCAACAGATCAAGGCGGGCTGGTTGGCAGTATCAAGTTCAACAAGGTTGGGCCGATGACCGCAACGGTTGGCAGCGAAATCGTTTATGCTGCTGCGCTTGAGTTTGGTCACGATTATGGCAAGGGCAGGATTATTGAACCGCGCCCATATTTTACACCGGCAGTTGAAGCGGCACGCGATGAGTATATTAAAAGCATTGAGGAAGCACTTATTGAGGTGATCAGATGACGGCACCAACATGGCAAAACCTGCGCACTGCACTTTTCACGCGGCTGGATGATCAGTTGTCTGCCGTTGTTTGGTCTCCAAAGGCACCGCAGGCGGCAGAAAGCGAAAACATCGGGCCGTTTCCCTATGTCGTTATTGTCCAAGCAACAGAAAGCCCATTCAATACTGACGGAACAATCGGGTCAAATTTCGTTGTTCAGATTGACGGTTTTGCACGGGTATCCGACACGGTAAGTCTTGAGGCTGGAATTTCCAGCTTGCACAGCGCGACACGCACTGCAATTGAGCGCTATCCGCTGACCGTAACGGGCGCTGTCTGGGTGGACACTGTTTTTGAAAACATGTCTTTGGGCTGGTCTGACGATGGGAAAACGCGCCGGTTTATATCGCAGTATCGCATCACGCTGGACGCAAGCGCATAGTCTTTGCAAAAAGGCGGCAATGTGATATTGGTTTTTGAAATGATCGCATAGGAGTTTGATCAATGGTTGCAACAAATGGACGGGCAGTTTTAGTGGCTATTGGCGCGGCAAGCCTTGCCGATGAGCTGCGGACAAAAACAGTCGCTTTCAATGGCGAGTTGGTTGACGTAACAACGGACGGTGATAGCGGGTGGACAACAACGCTTGACCAGACGTTCAACAGTCAAAACGTGACGGTTGCGCTTGAAGGTGTTTTGAAGGCAACGACACTTGCTGACATGGCATTCACCGGCTCTCAGGAAACTATGACTATCACAATCGGCGGGCTTTTCACGCTTGACGGTGATTTTCAGTTCCAGCCGGGCTATCAGGTCGGCGCACCTTATGACGGTGAAACGACATTCAGCGGAACGCTGCAGTCAACCGGCACCATTGTCAAAGCGCCGGTGGTATAAATGGGCGAAGTATTCCGTGAAGTTTCTATTGATTGGGATGGTGAGACTTATTCAATCACCCCATCAATGGCCCTACTTCGCAAGATCAAGCAGCAAGGCATTCACAATTTGATGTTGGCAAATGCCTGCATCAACGGCGGTGCTGATCCGCTTGATCTTGTTGTCGTTCATCGCATGTTTATGCGTGAGGCTGGCGTAAGGGTTGCAGAGGATGAAAGCTATGAGTTCATCATGTCTGGTTCGCAGGAAATGATTGATTTCCAGATGGCGTATGTCAGTGCCGTCTTGCCGTCGATTGATCTTGGAAAAAAGCCAGACGCCCCGGCCCTAAAACCAAAGAAGTCGAGGGCGAAACTGACGAGGACATAGATTTCAATGGCATATACCTTGCGGCAAGATCGTGGGATATAGCGCCATCCGAGATTTGGGCCATGACGATTTCGGAAATCATTACAGAGGCCATGTCAAAAGAAACGGGTGAAGAATACGCGGGCGGCATGACAGCCAATGACATTGAAAGTATAAAGGCCGAAAGCGCAGAGTTGCGCAGGTTCATGGCAGCGAAAGGCAACCCGCATGGCACTTCCGGCGCTATTAGTTAAAATCGGAGCAGACACCAAAGGGCTTGATACTGCCCTTGGAAGGGCCAAGCGCGGCTTTGCAGGATTGGCGAAAGCTGCTGCTGCAAGCGGCGTTTTGGTGGCTGGCGCACTTACTGCAATGGCGGTGCAGGGATTGCGCACCGTTGACGCAAACGTAAAGCTGGCGCGTTCAATGGATGGCACGATGAACGGCTTGAGGGCCGTTCAGATTGCCGCTGGATATGCTGGCGTTTCACTTGGTGAAGCTAATACGGCCATGCAGTCGTTGAACCGCGAACTGGTAAGCGCAACAGAGAAAGGCTCACCAGCATTTAAGGCGCTACAAAAAATTGGCTTTGCAGCCAGTGACCTTGCCAACATGGATGCTGATGAGCGCATGGCCACAATCGCTGATCGAATGCAGGTACTTGGCATTTCATCGGGTGAGGCTTCTGACATTCTGCGCGACCTTGGCGTCAGATCGCGGAATATGTCATTGCTGTTACTGCAAGGTGGCAATGCTATCAGGGCAGCGCGTGAGGAAGTTCGGGCGTTTGGTTTGGAGTTGACCACAACGCAAACAGACGGAATCCAAAACGCAAACGACAGCATTGCGCGTATGAGCCTTGTTTTTGAAGGGTTGCGCGGGCGGCTTGCTGCTGAAATTGCGCCCGCGCTTCAAGGCGTTGCTGACCGGTTCAACGAAATTGCACAATCAGACAGCGTGCAGGGTGCAATTGAACGTCTTGCCGATGCCTTTGGTCGGCTTTCACAAATCATTCTTTCTGAGAATTTCTTGACTGTTGCAATCAGAGGGATGGAGGGGCTTGCCAACATTTCTGCATCTGTTGCCGAGGGTCTTGTCACGCTGTCGCAGAACCTTGAAACCGTGACTTGGGCGCTTTCAGGAATGGCTATCGGTGCGGCAGCTTTGGGCGGTCCGTTCATGCTTGTTGTTGGATTGCTTGCTGCTGCGCTGACCGGCCTTGCCTTACTGCGTGGCGGGTTGGATGACGCCGAAACAGCGCAATATAACGCTGCGGCAGCAACAGCGGCACTGCGTGGTGAGCTCGACGCATTTTATAGAACAGATGCACCATCGGCAGGGGCAGCAGCAGTCAATTTAGCAAATGACAATTACAAGCTGGCGGCTTCGGCATTTGAAGCGGCTAAGGGTGAGTTGGCAAAGCGGCGGGCTATTCTTGCTACATCGGTTGCAGAAAGTAAAAGCGGCAGCAACCGAAGTGAGCGCAACCGATTGCGGCCTGCCGTTCAAGCGGCGGTTGATGAACTTGCGCAGGCACAAGCCGATTTAGATAATGCAATGAGCAACAGAAAGGTTGCTGCCAATGCCGTAACAGGATCGGATTTCTCAACGATCACGTTGCCACCCGTTACTATTCCACCTGTAGATATTCCGGGCGGTGGTGGTGGTGGTGGTGACAGCCAAACCGGCCTTGATGCGCTTATAAACGGGCTGCAAACCGAGCGCGAAATTTTAGAAGAATGGCGCATAGAAAGCCTGGAACTTCTAAACGCAGCCAATGAAAAAGAACTTGAGGTGCTTGGCGGCTTCAATGAGGCAAAGCTGCGTCTTGAGGAAGAATATCAAGACCGATTGAGCAAGATCAAAAAGACCGGCGAGGAAACAAACACCTCAATTGTTCTTGGTGCATCTGAGCAGGTGTTGTCAGCTATAGGCCAGAATAATGACAAGGCATTGAAGGCAGCAAAGATTTTTGGAGCAGCCAAGGCTTTGATCAACACTTATGAAGGCGCATCTGAGGCGTTGAAACTTCCGTTTCCCGGAAACCTTGCAGCAGCGGCAAGCATTATTTCAAGTGGTATTGGTTTTGTTAATGCAATCAAAAGCGGGGGAAGTGCTGGCGGTGCTGGTACAGGGGCGGCTGCGGCTGGCGGCGCTGGTGCTGCGCCTACTGCGCGGCAAGTTGACATTAACATTGCAGGCGGCGGTGAGTTCATCCCGCGCTCTGCGGTGCTGCGTCTCATGGAAGAAATCAACAGCGCCAGCGATGAAAACGGCGTGATGATCAGGGTGGTGTAAATGACAGTCATTATTGAAAGCGGATATGTTGGAGATTATCCACTCACGCACGCGCGCATTGCGCATTCCAACAATTGGATAACAGGCACGGCATCAGCGTCAGCAACAGCAACAGGATACTTTGCAGACGGGCCTAACAACTCACTGACCTATGAGCGGTGGAAACCGTCAAGCAGTCTGGGCGGTGTCTGGCAGATTGACGCCGGGTCAAACGTGACAGTCGATTATTGCTGCATTGGCGCGCACACGCTTGGCACTGGTATGTCAGTGCGCGCGCAGGCGCTGATTAGCGGGGTCTGGACAGACCTAACACCAGCGTCAACCATCACAAACAACAGCCCGATATTTATGATTTTTAACAAGCGCACGGCGTCTGAGTTTCGTATCAACATCAGTGGCGGTGCGCCCGAAATCGGCGTGGTGAAGTTTGGCGAAGCGTTGCAAATGCAGCGACCATTCTATGCTGGATATGCGCCCAGCCGCACCAACCGGCAGACTGTCGTGCGGGGCAATCTCAGTGAGGGCGGGCAGTTTCTTGGCCGCACAAAAGTGCGCAACGTAACTGATGCAAGCTATGCTTGGCGAAACCTGACGGCTGATTGGTGCGATGCAAACCTGCCTGATCTGATTATGGGCATAGAAACAGAACCATATTTCTTGGCATGGCGTCCAAG